AATGTAGGTGGCGAGTGTCGCCATAGCGCGACTCTTTCCGCCGCGGCGCCCGATCACGGCCGCGAACTGGTCGACACGTTGCAGCGGCTCGCGATCGCGGCCGGTCAGCTTGCTGAAGATCTCGCGCTCGTCCTCACGGAGCTCTTCCCCCATCGCCGCAATCAGGAGTGTGCGCCATGAGCTCCAACTGTCACCCGCGATCGCGGCGCCAAGCAAGTTGGGATCTGAGAGCGCCTCGCGCAGCGGAACGCGCGGGGTCATTCGGTCCCCTCCGCGTCCATGCTAGGGGTATCGCCAGTGGCTGGTGCTGTTCTGGCGGCCAAGTACTGGCCCAACGATGGCGTCACATTGCGCTCGACGCTCGAGACCGAGACGGACGCCATTGATCCGCCAATCAACGATAAAATGGCGACCGTCGATCGTTCGGGGGGCCCTGCGGCGCCCACTCCTGCCATGCTTTCATGATCGCCGCCGCGCGCGCTCACTCGGCGGCCTCCGTCTCAGCGACCTTGCTCTCGAGATAGTCGTGTAGGGATGGCGTGACGTTCTTGGGCACACGGTTGAGGCCGACACGTACCGCGAGGCGGACAAGGGTGGATGAAATGTGCGCGTGCACGGTGCTGTCGAACGGTTTGCCATCGACCAGCTCCGCCTCCATCGTTTCCGCCTGCACGACGAGCGCGCTGAAGCGACGGATCAACTGCAGGCGCGCTTCCGACAAGCGACTTTCGCCACCGAGGTCGGCGATGATCGCGCAGATGACGTCGCGGTAACGACGCGCAATCGCGCTGCGCTGGTCGATGCCGGGCAGTACCATTCCGCGCGTGCCGTTGGTCAGCTTGGCGCGGGCAGTCGGCGTGCGCACCGCGTAAGGGGTGCGCGGGCTGGGCCTGCGGTCCGCTGCCGTGGTGTTGGCGGCGGGCATCTTATAGGGCCTCACGGAAACGAGTCAGAACTGCTTATGTGTGCGCCTGCTGTGCGCCCTATAAGCTTAATCCCATCTACGGGGCGGCGGCAAGCAGTAACTTCTACAATGAACATGAGCCTTTATACGTTACGGTGACATTTGGACCAACGGTTTGAGAGATCGCTGGTTGCCCCGCTTGGCGGGGGAAAATCAGGGCGGGAATCGTTACCCTGCAATAGGGCGCAGAGATCAGAGATTTTTTCGGGGGGTAAGGAGCTGTAGGGAGCAATCGAGCAACGACCAGTCATATCGACCTCCTAACAAGTTTGGTGGGACTGGTGGGACCTTTTGGACATCTGTACGCAGTTCCGGAAGGATTGCAGGAAAAAAGCTGGAGGTGCAGACAGAGCTCCAAAAGGTCCAACCGGTCCCACCAATTATTTGACCTCCGAAAGGCGAAAAGCGGCGCGGCCTGCCCGAGCTTGTCCTTTGACCAGCCAATATCTGCGGTAGTCAGCAGCCCTCACCACCCGCCCGCAATTCCGGTGCAGCCACTCGCCCAGTTTCTTGGCTGAGATGTTGCCGTCCTTATCTCCCGCTACTCGCAGGAGAAACTGCTTGTGAGGATTGGAATTGAAGCCAGCTGAGGCTACGGACCAAGCCTCAAGATACTCGCACTGGTGTAGAGCTCGTCAAGCTTAAGATCGTCGCGCCACAAATCGCACAACTCCCGAAGATCGGCGAGTTCAGGGTCTTCGGCCTGAGTGGTATCCAAGCTCGCGACCGGGTCCGGTTCACCCAGCCAGACCAATGGGCTGCGCACCATGGTTGACCATTCCGCATAGCTGCCAAATGGTCCGCAAACCGGCGGCGCCCCTGCCACGAGATAGGCGCGCATGATCGTGAGCCCGGCCGCGACATAGGTGCCCCGGTTGGCCGCAGCTTGCTGAAGCGTGTTGCGGTTGAACATTCGTAGCTCGGGCCGCTCTTCCAGCGTTTCGAGGTTGCACACAAGACCGCGGCGGACCATGTCGCCCTTGAACGTGATGTTGTTGCCGGTGGCGTACACGGCGGTATGGACCTCGCAGTCCGGCATCTCGCTGCGGCCAAGGATTCTGATCTTGACCATCGGTCGCTCGGCAATCTGGCACAGCAACTCACCACCAAGATCGTGGGTGCAGTTGTCGAGCGAGATCATTGGAATGCCGCTCAGCACCACAGACCCGAGGCGCTTCTCGGTCTCTTCCACGCTTTTCAGCGCGGTGATGACAGGACAAAGCCGACCAGTGGCGATCGTGGCAGCGGTGTCGACGAGATAGCTCTTACCCGTTCCCGGCATGTGGGCACGAACGAGGAGCATAGGAGCGGTGGGGAGTGAGCCGCGGACTAATGCCGTCAATACTCCGGAGAGCGCAACGGAGCGGTTGAGTCTCTTCTCGTGTTCCCCACCGATTTGCTTAAAGGAAAACTCGGAGTGTAGATCGATCAGCAGCTTGAGTGCCGCGAGCGCCTGATCCTTGGTGGGGTGCTCTGGTATCGGGGAGAGCTGGAATCCGGGCAACAGATAGAGCTCTGTCTCGGGGTCATGGCCTGGGACGGCGAGCAGCGAACCATCGGGGCGCAGTGTCGGGGTCGTAATGACGCCAGTGACGTGCGGAAACCGCCAGCGCCGTTCGCTTGCAAGAATGACACGCATGTACCGCAGTGGCGGGTCGGTATCGACCCATGCATTGCGCTTGCGATCGTATTTTTGAAACGCTGCGGACTCCGCAGCCGGGCCTAAGAATGATTCGGGAGAAAGCGGACGCAAGCGCGCCGCCACGGTCTTGCGCCCATCCGATGCCGACATGTTCTCGGCGACGGGCTCAACCAGCATTCCAGCACGCGAAAAAATCGGCAGCCCTGATGCAAGCAGCGCGTCCTCAGTCTCACTGAGGATACGGAGCAGTTGGCCGTCCATGATCTGAACGGTGGGGCGAGCGCCCTGCGAGGGCGGCTGTGGCCTTGTGCGCGGCTGTTTGCGGCCGGCTTCCGCGCCGCTATCGATGGTAGCCTCTACCGATGCCGCACCGTCATCGGCGACCAGCCTGCAAGTCTCTGCCGCCTCAAATAGCCGATCGCGAACCTCTTGCTCGTCGAGGCCGCCGCCGGCAACAATCTGAAACAAGTTGAAGGCGGCGGTATTGAGCGTGGTGTTACGCGTGCCCGGCTGTGCGGAAGCAACTGCCTTGCATTCGCGTTCAAGGGCAGCCTTCGCCCAGGTTTTGGCCTTTGTGGCTTTCGCGAGTGCGATCAACCAGCTTGGGGCCGCTGCCGCCTGTGCGACGCCATTGGATACCCAACGGTACTCTCCACCGCTGGCGTTCTTGCTCGGCGGTAGACAGACATAACCACCGTGGGCACGTACATCGATACCGGGACCGATTTTGCCAGCGCTATTGCGAATCTCGGTGTTATTGTCCCAATTAAAAATGAGATGCTGACCACCGCGCGGAGTGATCGTTTGCAGCGTATCCGGAATCGGACCGCGTTGCGCAATCAGCTGATCGAGCGTGGCCTTGCCGTCGATCTTCTTGGCGAGGTCGAGATCGAGATCGACGACCCACATCCCGCTAGTAGGGCCGGTCGGTGCGCCGATCATGGCATCAGGCCACTTTTGCCACCATGCACGAATCTGCGTCTCGTCTCTGGTTGCGTTCTTGAAGCCCCTAGGAGTGAGCGGCCTCTTGTCGAGCGGGTTGCACGGAAAGACCGGGATACCCCGGCGTGAGTATTCAAGCGCGGCTTCGAGCTCGGTAGGCATCTTGTTAGCTCACGGTTGTGGGCTCATGTGATCTTTCCGCCCAATTTGTAGAAAAGGCTGTGACGGTATTTGTGTTGGTTCGGTCGGCTCGCGCCCGTACACAGTGCGCGCGGCCATGTCATCACCAAACGCGTGGTGTCACAGGAAGCCGGTGCTTCTCACGCTGTACAAAGAGGGCGATCTCGGTCCATTCGAGCTTTCCATTATTGTTGCGAAACGTACCGGTGCCGTGCTGTTTGGCTTTGGCCGCCTTGACGCCTTCGGCGTAGCCGATGGCGCGCGCGTTCTCGATCTCGCTTCGAATTTTGTGCTTATCGGCATCGGTTAGACCACCGCCATTTCTTGACGTGCTCAGCGATTGCATGGATGTCGATACCAGAGGATACCAACAGCCGGATGATCGCATTCCAGCGGGGAAGCGCTCATGACGCCAACAACCTTTGCAACAGTGTGCGTGACTGTGTTCGCGCTCGGCAATCACTCGGAAAAAGTGCGATTACGAGCAGGCGCGTGCGGCCCTGTTGATTGACCCAGCTAACTTTCCAGTGCCGACCGTGCATGACATTTGGCCTATACCCACAGGCGCGGATCATGGTCAGCGCCTCGTCGAGCAGTTCGGTTTCCCGCTTTTTCGCCAGCACCGTACCTTGTGTGGGCACATCCTGCAGTGCCACTCCTCAGGATCGTCATACGCGCGTGGAAGCAATTCGCCGGCGCGAGTCGCCTCGATGATGTTGACAGCGCGATCGCTCCACAACTGCGCGCGCTCAGCATTGAATGGCACGAGAAAGTGCAACCACTCACAAGTGTCGGCGTTCGTGATGGTAAATAGCGCGGGATTGGTGATGTCGAGATACGCCTGGTAGAGCGACACTTGCGCTAGATACTGTGGGTATTTCTTTTCGAGTCCGTCGCGCTCCACCTCGCACCAGCCTCTGGCATTGAGAGCCTTGTGCTCCCAGATCGCGGGATAGATCAGGTAGGCGCCTGGCAGATCGGGGCCATGGATGATGATGCCGTCGGCGTGTCCGCGTAGTGCCCCACCGGCGGCAGAGAAAGCCAGGAGTTCGGGTAGCGCAAACCTGAAACCAGCCGCGATGAGACGCTGGCGTGTGCGCTCTTCGAAGTAGTGTCCACGATCGAAAATCGCGCGCGTCCTGGCCGCGAGCTCCGACTTACACCACCAATCATATTGAATGCGGCGGGTGCATTCGTGCCCGACGATCGATGCGCCCAAATAAGGACGCGGAAGCTCCGCGGCCGCTGCCGCAGCGCGCTCGATCGCCTCGTTGACGGCGACATTGATTGGCTCGATCGATAAGTTGGCGCGGTTGAGATTAAGCATGTTACGCGGCCATCTTTGGAGCGTAATGGATGACCGGAGTCAGGGTTTTCAGGTGACGGAATTCGACATTCCCCCAGAGATACCAAGCGCTGTTCTCCTTCGGCTGCATGCGGGGATTTGCCGGATGCCGAACCATTTGACGCGCCGAGTGAGCACCAGCTTCGCGACAAACTGTTCGCACCCACCAAACAGATGTATGCGTGTCTTTGCCGAATCGAAGTCGGCTGGCAGTAACAGCGCTAGGAACCCGTTCCCCATTCGGAGGATTCCACATTCAATGAAGCGCTCCGCCCATTTTCCGCGTGGCCCAAAAGGGGGATTAGTGATGATGCCGGCAAACTCTCGGGCCATGAAACGGTCCGACGTAAAATCAAAGATGCCCGTGAAGCCTGGATACCCGTAATCGACAACGTCAGTGCTGAAGACTCTGGCCCCGGCATCGATTAATGCATCTGACATCCGACCATCGCCACAGGCGCATTCCCATACATCCTTGCTGCGAATGTTGATGAGCTTGCTGAGCAACTCCGTTACCCACGATGGGGTCGGATAAAAATCACGTTCAACTCTCGCGTAACTGGTCTCGGGTTTACCCATGACCGAAACTCACTCGTCAGAGACCGACCTCGTCGTTGAATTCGTCGGGTGTCATCAACGGGCCGCCCGCGGCGGCATTGGCCTGTCGCGCAATCACGTCGGCGCTCGATTTGCGGGTGATGCCTTTGTCGCTCAGATCACGCGCAGTCATCGCCTTGCGGATCAACGGCATGGCCTTGAGCAGGAATTCGATGACGGCATCGCGTGGCCATTGTGCGAGCGGCTTCGACCAGTCGACGATCTCGGCGCAGGCATCGGCCAGGTCCGGCAAGATTGCCGCCACCGCGCCACCGTCCCACGGCTCGGGATCGAGCATGGTCAAACGGATGAGCTGTTCAGAGTCGAGCTGTTCTGCAGCTGCCTGTTGAGCGCGCTTGTTGATCCAGGCGAACAACATTGCGGTGAGAATCCAGCCCCATTCGACATCACTAAGTCGTCCGACTGGTGTGCCGGGTGGAATGGGGGCGTCCATCTGGACAACCCCACGTGCAGCAGTAATGGCAGCGGCGGTGGCATCCCGCTGCCACTGCTCTTCGAGCGCGGACAGGGAGATCTGCCTGATGCGGAATTTTTTTCTCACGATGCCCATCCCGGTCGCTCGATGGGCGGTGCAGAGCTAGAGGGCGCAGCCGCTGATGGAGAGCCACCACCATTGAATGGGGGCGGCTGCTCGACCGGGTGCCATTCCTTCCGGTCGGGCGTGATCACTCCCGCTAGGACGTTTTTGTCTGGCCAGTTTCCACTTCCATCGTTCCTTGCGTTGCCCCTCTCGATGCCGATCCTGGCAATGAAGGTCATACCCTCAAACTGTTTGACGCTCACCGTGCGGGCAGCGCGCGCTTGCGGACTTACATCATCGGGCTTGAGCCCAAGCGCGGAGTCGAGGATCGCCTTGAGCGTGCCGCGATTGATGCCGATGGATTTGGCATGTCCGGAGGTCGTGCCCTCAAGAATCCAGTTCTCCCAGAATTTGCGACCTTTGAACGGCCCATCAGTGACGGCGAATTCGCAGTCCAACATCTCACAGCTGCCGTCCTTGCTGCGCTTGAGCATGCCGTCCTCGCCGGCATTGCCGGCGCGGATATGCAGGACGACCGTGGCGATCGTGCCATGAGGGATCAACTCGAACTGGGGTGGTGGAGCGTCGCTGTAGTCAAAAGGCATGACTGCCTCCTCTATGTTCGAGCAGACTGCTCGGGTGAGACGATTGCGAAAGGCTTGCGTTGACCCGGACTGGTAAGCTTTTCGATCAGCGCGCCAAGGTTTGGCGGCTCAAGCTGATCGAGGCGCCCAGAACGATCCTTAGCTGGATAACCCCAGGGATTCGGAGAGGTCGCAACGAACCCGCGCACGGGATTGCGTTCGCCGAAGTCAATCCAGGTCATGGTAACGATTTCATCGACGATCGCCGGCAGCTCGCGTCCAGTTTTCCCACCCTCGATCTGTGGCTGCCACGTCGCGATGTTGAAGTCATCGACTTTCTTTTCGAGCACCGCCACGAAAACGACGTTGCGTCCGCGAGCGTGCTGAAGCTGATTCAACCAGGCCACCATGCTTCTGCCGTGCGTTCCGTAAATCGCGCGCAGGTCTTTGCGACCGCGATCCGTGATTGCCTCCGGTTGTTGTTCCGCGCACGTGAAGCAAAGCCGCGCAGCGGCGGTTAAGCTATCGACAAAGAGGGTTTGATAGGATGCGAGATGTGCGAGCTCAGCGTTCTGCATCACCTGATTGAAATGCGCCTCGCTGTAGCAAGCAGTCGCTGGCAACGCTGGATTGAAGCCGCCGAGCGCACACGCCAGGTCGCGACACTCCTCCCACCGTCGAGGCCGCACGCTGGCGACTGAAAGGTCAGCTATAGCGATGTCGCCAGCCTCGATATCGACCAATAATGTTGTCGCGAGCATTTCTCGACTCAGCGTGCGCAACAGGCTGGTTTTGCCGACCCCGCTTGGCCCCACAATTAGAATTTTCGCGCCACTCTTTTCAGCGAGCCGCTGATCCGCAGTGATGATTTTCATGGCGCTCTTCGTTTTGCGCGAGGACAGCGCGGGCGTACGAGTCGGGCTCGAGCCCATTCGGGACGGTTTTGTTTTGGATATTGCCGAGCGCCAATTCGAGCTCACCGATGCGCTTGGCATCGCCCTTGGCGCGCTCCGCTATCATCACGATTCTGGCCGCAAGTTCGAGCGTGGTCACTACCAGCAACGGTCTGCGATCGGCACGAAGAGCGAGAAAGTCGCGCCCGTCGAGCCAGTCGCAGAGACGGGTGAATCCATGCCCGCGAACCTTCGCTTCACCACGCAGATCGCAACCGAGCGCGGGCATGGAGATGTCACCCCCGAAGCGCCCACGCATGCTGCCACTTAATGGCACGCGTTCCGCTGCCAGCCCGCGCTCCTGGAGTACGCGGACGATGGCGCGCTCCG